TTTCGGCCAATTTCTGGCCAGTCTCCGGAGGTTCAATCATGGATCTCGTAAAGGAAGTGATCGATCTCAAGAACGCCATCAAGGACGCCGTTGAAGACGGCCGCGTTACCCCGCTCGAGATGGCGAAAATCGTTAAGGAGTTGGCCGAAGTGATCCTGGCCATCGCTCCGATCATCTTCGGCACGGCGAACCTCAAGGAAAAAGAGCACACGAATTGAGGAGCTCGGCCATGCGAAACGCGTTTTTCGCACTTGCCGCCGCGGCCGTCTTGTCTCTGAACGCCTTTGCAGGCGAGCTGGCCTACCATTTTGAAGGCGGCAGCGAACTCAAAGTCCGCGCCGTCGCCGAACAGCAGGCGTGGAAGGTCTACGACCGCGGCCAGGATCAACTCATCGTGGTGGCCGCCGTGGTGAACGGCAAACTTGTCGTTGAGGAGTTCAACGCTCCGTTCACGCCGGAGCCGAATCCGCAGCCAAATCCAAAGCCTGATCCGCAGCCGAATCCGCAACCGGGGCCGAAAACCGTGCTCTGGATCGAAGAGACGAGCGACAGGACGCCGAGCCAGGCCGCCGCGGTGATCGACGCGCAGATTCGAGCGGCCTTGCAGGCGGCCAAGTGGTCGCTACGGGTTGTTGACAAAGACGTCGTTGACGAAACCGGCAAGCCTCCCGCGGATCTGGCACCGTATATCGAGTCTGCCAAGGCCGCAGGCCTGCCGCGGGTGTTCATTCTGCAAAACGGTCGCGAATTGTTTGCGGGAGCCGCACCCCCCGATCGCTCCTCTTTTGCCTCCCTTCTCTCCAAGTTCGGCCTGGTTGTCGGAGCCTCCGAACGGGATGCGGAGGCCCCGCGCCCGGGTCAGCAGGAGGAGAAGAAACCCGAGAACGCCAACAGCCAGTCGGCGTGTGAGACTGGAAGCTGCCCAGTGCAGACGGTTCCAACCTATCGCTGGAGGTTCCTGAGGTGAGCCAGCTATCGATCGTTATCGACGGCCGCGAGTATTTCCTTGGGTGCCATCCGAGGCTAGCACATCNTGGCGCGATTTATCCGGTTCTGGGGGCTGATCCGGATCGGCCAGACATTCGCGTCATCCCGCGGCAAGAATGGGGAGAAGTCGACTTTTCCCACCTCGTTCCGGAAGTGCTGGATCAAGACGGCCAGGGCGCATGTAACGCCTTCGCTTCGGTGCAAACGCTACACGTTCTGCGAAACCAGGAAGGCTTGCCGTATGTGAAGCTTAGCCCAGGCAATTTGTACGGTCGCATCAACGGCGGCGTGGATGCCGGTTCCACACTTTCGGATGCGATCAAGACGCTCGAGAAGGAAGGCGTTTGCACGGCGGCCACGGTGCCAGAACTCCAGTGGCGGCCTTCCCGCTGGCCAAGCAATTGGCGAGAAGAGGCCAAGAAATTCCGGATCCTTGAGGCCTGGGACTGTCCCAGTTTCGATCACCTGGCGTCGGCGATCTTGCTTGGGTTCCCGGTTAACCTCGGGATCATGGTAGGTTTCAACTTCCGCGTGCAAGACGACGGCTGGCTGGCCGACTACCGTGGTGGTGGCGGCGGCCACGCCATGTGCGGCGTTGGCCTCCTATACCACCGCGACCGCCGTACGTGGGGAATCAAGGTTGTGAACTCGTGGGGAAAAGAGTGGGGCCAAGACGGTTTCGCAGTGGTTCCTGAAAGCTACTTCTCCAGCACGCCCTTCACAGATGGTTGGGCCGTGCGGGGAGTTGTCGATCCTTCCGGGGAGTGGTGAAAAGCATGGTGGCACCGCCGCATGACGACACAGACAGGCTATGGAGCGCCTTGGGCGCGATCGACAAGCGCCTTCAATCTCTGGATTCGCGATTCGCCGACGTGCAGGCGAGCATCGCCGAGATCCGCGCGATCTACCAGTCACACCACGACAGGCTTGATCGCATCGAGCGCTGCATTTACGGAAACGGCAACGGAAAAGGCTTGATAACGCAGGTGGCCGTGATCAGTGCCATCGTGTACGGCTTCCTGTTCATAGCACGCGAGCTCGTGGTGAAGCTTTTATGAGATACATGCTTTGTCCGCGGTGCCGGGAGATCCACGCAGTGAAGGCGAACTGTCCCACCCGGCCGCGGCCGCGGGAGAGAAGGCCAGCTGCTTCGAAGCGGGGATACGATCGCGACTGGATTCGGCTGCGAAACGAGTACCTGGCACTCCACCAGATCTGCGAACTGTGCGGGATCAACAAAGCTACGATCGTTCACCACAAGATTCCTGTTTCGAAGTGCAGAAGTTTGAGACTCGTGAGAAGCAATCTCGTGGCAGTGTGCGGTCCGTGCCATGCAAAACAGCACGATCAAGCAGAGAAGAGAGGATCTCCTTCGGCTGAGACAGGAGATCATGGAAGACATTAAGAAGAACGGCCTGATTCAAACCATGCGGTATGGCAAGAGCGAGCTGCGCGTGGTTCATAAAGGCGTCGAGGCAATCCTGAAGATCGACAAATTTCTGTCGCAACTCGATAAAGGCCTCGATTTGGACGATGAGTCAATACCGGAAGTGTTCGACCGACAAGTTTTTAAGACCAGCGCTCGAGTACGCCGAAACGATAGCCAGCGGCGAGCTAAAGGCCAATCGCGTAATAAGAAGGCAGTGTGAACGCTTTCTTCACTGGTTGGAGAACGACACTTACGAGTTCCGCGTGAAAGAAGCTCGCCGTGCGGTTGATTTCTTCCAGCAGTTAAGGCACGTGCGGGGACCGGCCGCCGGTGAACCGTTTTCTCTTCTCCCCTGGCAGTGCTTCGCAATCGCGAACATCTTCGGTTGGTACCAGGATGATAAGCGGCTAATCAAGACGGCCTTCATCTCCGTGGCCAGAAAGAACGGCAAGTCTACTCTAGGCGCCGGCCTTGCGCTCAAACTTCTCGTGGCCGATAGCGAGCCAGGTCCGCAGGTGATGTGTGCGGCCACGTCGCGCGAGCAGGCACGGATCGTCTTGAGTGAAGCCAGTTCCATGGTGGCGTCTAATCCGTACCTGCGGCGCTCATGTAGCGTGTTTCGTTCGGAGATACGCTGTCCCGGAAATAACGGCCTATTCTTTGCAGCTAGTGCCGACGCGAGCCGACTTTGGGGATACAACCTTTCCGGCGCCGTGATAGACGAGCTCCACGCGCACAAAGACCGTTCGGTGTGGGATTCCATCACAACCTCCATGCTTTCCCGGGAGCGGCCGCTGTTGGTGGTAATCAGCACCGCCGGTGAGGATCAATCCCGACTGTTCACCACGCTTCGCGAGTATACTGCGGAATCCCTAGATACCGACGCCAATCCGAGTTTCTTCGGCCTGGATTACTATCTCGACGTTGACGACATCGGCGAAGAGAACTGGATACTCGCGAATCCGTCGCTAGGCTACACGCTGTCTCTTGATAACCTCCGCGAGATCTATGCCGTTCTGAGTAAAACTCCATCCGGCTTGATCACGTTCAAACGCTACCATTTGAATCTCCTGATAGAAAACGCGAACTGCTGGATTCCCGAAGACGTCTGGAATCGGAACACGCTGGCCGAGCCGGTAGACCTGGCCGGCAGGCCTTGCTTCGTAGGCCTGGACGTCGCCTCGTCTATCGACCTGGCCGCGATAGTTGCCATAGTCGTGGCCGGGGACTATAATGTGGTTGTACCGAGAGTCTTCACTTGTGATGCCGCACTCGAGTCTGATCGCGGACGTCTCTATCGTGAGTTTGTTTCAGCCGGCCTTCTGACTGTCGCCGGCAAGGACACGATCTCGCAGAGGTCGATCGTCGAGAGTTTGAGAAAAGACTTCTGGGATAGGTTCCGTGTCCAGAAAATTCTCTTTGATCCTGCGTACGCCTTTGGGATTGTTGAGCAGCTGCGGGAACGTGGAATACCTGAGCATGCACTCGTGGAAGTTCCGCAGAGCGCACGCGTGATCGATCCGATCCTGTCCCTGGTTGAACAGCAGCTGTACGAAAACAAGCTCAAGCACCACAAGAACGCGCTTTTGGATTACTGCCTGAGAAACACGGTGATCAGCGTGAATAACTTCGGCCAGCGGCGACTTTCCAAGGCGAAAAGCACAGGACCGATCGACCCGATCGTGGCCATGGTTTTGGCCGCGGCCGGGTTACCGCAGCAGAAGGCAGGCGAAGTCGGAATCATATGGGTCTAGCCGACCTGGTTAAGCGAATCGCGGATCTCTTCAACCCCAGGCAAATCACGACTGGCGGCGAGACGGAAACCGTCGTGCTTGCGCTTGACCAGGTGCTGAGTGTTTCGCGTGCGCTGGCGCACTCGGCCGTTTGGAAAGCGGTTCGGCTGATCAGTGCCGACGTCGCGAAGATCCCGATCGACCTGTACCGGTTCTCCGATTCCGGGAGAGAGAAGGTTCGTGAGCACCCGGCGATTGAACTTCTTCGGTTCCGCGCGGCACCCGGGGTGAGCGGCGTCACGTTCCGGCGAGTGCTCACCGCGCACGCGCTCTTGACCGGTAACGGATTCGCCTGGATCCGCCGCTCGGGAACAAAACCGGTTCAGCTAGTGATTCTCGATCCGCTCCAGACGCGGCTTGCGAATGATACCGCGGCGCTCGTGTGGGAGACGGTGGTCGACGGCCAGACGCAGCGGATCCTGGATGACGACGTCTTGCACATCAAAGGCGCCTGCTGGGACGGTTTAACCGGAATGAATCCGCTGCAAGTGCTGTCTCGCTGCATCGGCCTTGAGCTAGCCGTGCAAGACTTTGCCTATGGATTCTTCAAGAAAGGCTTCGCACTCTCGGGATTCTTGCAATGCGATAGAACGCTTTCGCCAGAGGAAGTGAACCGGCTGCGGCAGGACTTCAAAAAAGGTTACCAAGGCGAATCCGGCGCCTACGAACTTGGGATACTGCATGGCGGGTTGAAGTACGAACCTTTGGTTCTGGAGCCAGAGAAAACGCAGCTGGTTGAAGCGCGTGACGCAGGTTTAAGAAGCNTCGCGAACATTTTCGGCATTCCGCCGCACAAGCTTGGGGATCCGACGCGAACGAGCTACGCATCAATCGAAGCCGAGAACGCGGATTACATGGCCAGTTGCTTGGATCCATGGCTCGTGGAGTGGGAAGCGGAACTCAACATGAAGCTACTCTCGCGCAAGGAGGCCGGATCGATGTACTTTGAGCACAACAGGAACGCGATTGTGCGGACTGAGTTTGCTTCGCGTGTTGAAGGCTACGCGAAACTGGTTGGGATCGGCGTTCTCTCGCCGAACGAGGTCAGGCAGCGGGAGAACCTGAACTCCAGGCCGAACGGAGACAGCTACTATGTTCCTGCAAATTGGATTCGAGAACCTTCGAGCGGCAATCAAGAACCCGCCGAAACTGCGGTTCAAGGCACAGGAGACTGAAGAGGCTACGGTCGTGTGGATCTACGGCGACGTCGGCGTCGAATCGGATGCCGCGCAGATCGCCATGCAGATTGACGCCATGCCGCGAGACAAACCGGTTCTCGTGAGAATCAACTCCTACGGCGGCCAGGTCTACGAAGGCCTGGCGATCTACACCGCACTCCGCAACCATCCCCGTGCTATCACGCGCGTGGATGGGATCGCCGCCAGTGCCGCGGCCGTGATTGCCTTAGGCGGCAAAACGGTTCAAATCGCAGAGCACGCGCACATGTTTTTCCACCGCGCCTATGCGGCCGTGGTAGGCAACCAGAACGTGATGCGATCGACCGCTGAATGGCTAGACAAGATCGATCGCGAGATCATCGACATCATCAAAGTGAAGACCGGCAAGCGGCGAGACGAGATCGCGCGCATGCTTGATGGCGACGTCGACGGAACGCTGTTCAACGCGGAAGAAGCTTTCGATTGGGGATTGGCCGACGTCATCCTGAAAGAGAAACAGGAGGATACGGAACCGGCGGAACCTGATCAAGTGGTTCAGGCTGCCGCGCCGGCGGCGGAAGTGAAGGCGGATACGCCGCTGCAACCCGAGGCCTTTATCCCGCCTGATCCACCCGGGGGTGAAGGCGAAGGCGTGGAAGGCCAGTGGGAAAATCCGAATCTTTCCGATTTCACCGACAAACGCTGGGATGAGCTCAGCGCTGATGAGCGGCGAAAGATCGCAAGATACTTCGCCTTCGCGTTCGATCTCGATGCGTTTGAACACTTGAAACTGCCACACCACTTCCCGCCGAACCACAGGAATGCGAACAAGGCAAGTCTGGACGGCGTGCGTAACGCGCTTGCAAGACTGCCGCAGACGCAAGGTATCAGTGAAGAGGACCGCAACCGGATTGAAGCACACCTGCGGCGACACTTGCCGAAGGAAGACAGCGTACGTGTTGAGCCTGATGCTTTGATTGAGAAGGCGCTTTTGCATCTGATTCAGAAAGCAACCGTCTAACAACGAAAGGAGGTAAACGCATGGACAATCTCCACACCCCAGACGGCCAGGTGGTTCCGCAGAGCCTGGTAGAACAAGTCGCGGAGCAGTTGAGTTCGCGGGTTCTCGACCGCGTGAAACAGGAGTTGTTGCGGCCGACGTTCGTTCAGCAGACGCAGGACAACGGCCGCAAGCCGAGCCTTGTGAAGGCGTGGGTCAAAGAAGTACTCGGCTTCGGCGTCAGTTCCGAAGAGAAGGACATTCTCAAGGCGGCCGGGAATATCGACGGCAACGGCGTCTTGAGCGTGCCCTTTAATCTGAGCGGCCAACTGACCTCGGCCGGGTCGGGAGCCCATGTGATTCCAACGGAGATTGGCAAGGTCTTTGTCGAGCAGCTGGGTGCCTGGGCCAATCTGTATAACCGCGTGACCCGCTATGAGACGGCGACCGGCACCAATCTCCGGCTGCCGTATCTTGATGACACGGCCAACACGGCCCAGCTGTTGCCAGCCGCTGGTGTTGCAATGGACACCAGCGTCTCGCCCACGGTGGGCAGCTTGGCGTTGGGCGTCTACACGGCGGTGTCGAAGCCGGTGGTCATCAGCTTCGGCCTCATCCGCGACGCCGGGTTTAACCTGGAGCAGCTCATTGGCCGGATTCTTGGCGAGCGGATTGGCCGCCTGGTGGACCAGATTATGGTAGCCGGGACTGGCTCTAGCCAGCCAACGGGAATGATTAATGCTGTTGGCAGCGTGACGTCCGCTGCCAGTGGAGTGGTGGCCTATGACGACCTGGTTAGTGTTGTGGCGGCTGTAGACCCGGCTTACAAGCCGAATGCCGTGTGGGTCATGTCGCCAAGCACGTATGGCGTGGTCCAGAAGCTCAAAGATACGACCAACAGGCCTATCTTTGAGTACATCCCGACCAGCGACTTCCCGAAGACGATTCTCGGCTATCCGGTCATTGAGAACCGGAACATGCCTGCCGTACAGGCTGGCAACAAAGCCATCTTGTTTGGCGACTTGAGCGTATATGTCATCCGCGAGGTCGGCACGCTGCGGCTGTCGATTCTCAAAGAACGCTATGTGGAGTTTGACTGCATCGGCTTCCTGGCGTTCTATGACTTCGACTGTGGCTTGCAGGCGCCGTCCACCACGGGTGCCTTGAAGACCCTTTCCGTGAAGACCTNATCATGAAGGTTAAGACGACTCGCGTTGTGTGTGTGAACAGTATCGTGGCGTGTGCTGGCGTCGTTCTGGATCTCCCGGATGACGCGGCCACGTCACTGTTGTCGATCGGTGCCGCGGAAAGGCTGGAAGAGCATGATCCAGGCAGAGTTGCCGTCAACGAGGCCGATCACGGTCGAGGAGGTCGCGGAGTTCATCGGAACCGCCGACGCAAGCAACCCGATCCTCAGGGTCATTCTTGAACGCGTGATTCGCGACATCGAGAAGGCCTTGGGGATCGGGATAGGCGTCGCACAGGTGACGCTGACTCTGTTTCCTCCGAAGATCGACATGCTAGGTGGCACGTCGATGTGGCTGCCGCCGGACTGCCTGGTCATGCTTCCTTATTCTCCGGTGAGCAGCATCACTGCGATTTACGCGGTAGATCCTGTGAGCCTTGAAGAGACTGAACTCGATTTGAGCGACTTCGTTTTGTGGCAGAAGGTCCCCGCGGAGCTGCGAATGAAGGCGCCTTTGAGTGGTGGCCTGAAAGTCGTCTACTCGGGTGGATTCATCAACGAAATTCCACAGGAGGTGCGTTTCGCGGTTCTTCAGAATTGCGCGGCACGTTTTGAGAATCGGGCGCTCGACACGCTCGTGGGAGTAACTCCAATCACCCATCCCAGCTATCTGTTCGCGTGGCAGTGATATGCCTGGCCAGAATCTGCGATCCAGCAAGTTCAACACGCGGATCAAGATTCTGAGGCGAGAGACAACGACTCTCGCCGACGGCCAGGTTACGGAACAGAGACTGGTTCCGCTCTGCCAGATGCTGGCGCACGTGGAACAGGTGCCGAGGCGTGAGACTGCCGATGAACTGTGGATCCACGGCGCCCGGTGGCGAATCGAAACGTGGATGATGCGCGACGTTGAGATCAACGACGTGGTTGAGATTCCGGAGTTTGGGAAGCGGGTTGAGATCGACACCATCCTCTATGAGCAACCGTTCATGATCCTGGAAGGCGCGAGCGATGACAACGTACGAGGCGATTAGGAACGCCTTAGTTCAACTCGGCGTCGATAAGCTTGTCGACGGCCGCATCCGGCCGGATATGGCGTTTTCCTACGATTCGCCTCCGCTGATTGTCGTGGAGTGCCGCAATAGCGAACCCGTGGCGACGCTGGATTCGAACCTCGGCTTCCAGCAGTCGTTCACGTTCGAGATATATGCCGCCACGCGTGGCGAGGCAATCTCCCTTGTGAACGCCGTTCGCGAGATCGAAACGGTAACGATCGAGGACGGCGATGACATATTCGAGTTCGTTTGTGAAGACAGCTCTGATGAGACGGTACTGGCTCACCCGGAAAAGGGTGAACCCGAGTACAAGACAACTCTGAACGTGACGGTGTTCTGCAGGCATGCAGTTTGAAGTGACGGTTGACACGCTCGAATTTCTCAAAGTCTGGCATGACGTGAACAGGAGGATCGGAACGAGTGTTCTGAGCAAGGCACTCCGGCACGCTCTCCGCGAGACAGCGAAGAAGATTCGCAACGAGATTCCGCAGCGCGCCGGGAGCTCGCGGCTGGCTAGAGCCGCAAAGCCGACGGTGAGCTACTCCGTGAAGACGAAGCGGATTTTCCTTGGTGACCGCTACGGCCGGATCATTGAGTCCGCGAAGGTTGGCTTCGGCGTCGGGAAGCAGAAGAAGCCAGCCAAGCGGGACCGGCCAGGTGTGGGAGTCGGCAAGGCGAACATCCACTGGTTTGTGCTGGGAACCGATGAGAGGCAAACCAGACGCGGTGCGAACCGCGGCAAAATCGCGCCACGGTTTCAAGGCATGATCGAACCGGCGATGCAGGACTTTATGAGATACCTTCTGGCTGGGTTCAAAAAGGCCTGGCAACAAGACATCGCGAGAATGTTAGTTTCTGTCCGGCATGGATAACAGGAGGCAAGCATGGCATACCTAACCGGAAAAGGCATATCCGTCTCAACGAACCTCTCGGGAACGATGACGCCGATCGCACAGGTCAAGTCGGCAAACGTTCCTGAGATTACGCAAGAGGTGGAAGAAGTCGAAACGCTTTCGCAAACCGCCGACTATCCTGAGAAGATCCCGAAAAGCATCAAGTTCGGAAAAATCACGGTCTCAGTGATCTACGATCCGACGTTGCATTCGGTTTTAGACCAGGCGGCGCTTGCGCTTCGTTCGCAAACTTTCCAGGTAGAGATCGAAGATCACGGCACGTTCAACTGCGCCGCGATCAGCGCGAAAGACGTGAAGATCGAAAAGACTGGGATACTCACGCGGGATTATGAGTTTGAGGTTGTGGATAAAGTCACGTCATGACGCTTAAAGTTGAGTTGATCCGGCGAATGCCTTGGTCTGACTTGAAGCCAGGTGCGGTGATTGAATCCGAGTTTGCCTGGTACCTGGTGGATCTCGGCTACGCTGCGCCGATCAACTTTGAGAGGCACGTTGATCCGGTGAAGGCTGCGCATGCGAGAAGGAGGCTAGAGGCCTGGTATGACGACCTGCGAAAAGCTAAGGAAGCGAAGAACCAAAAAAGTCTCCGTCGAGTATGATGGCGACCTTTACGAATTCACCGTTACCAGCCTGAACACGCGAGAGTACTTCGAAATCATCAGCGCGAGCCAGTTCGACGGCCAGGTGTCTCCCGAGTTTGTGGCCAGATACGTGGCCTACTCGATCGTAGACGACGTCGGAGAAAGGCCGTACGCGAACGAGAAAGGCGTTTGCGAAGTGCTTGAGTGGCCGGTGAGTGTCGTCAATGAGCTGTTCAAGCATGCGAAGGAGTTGACTGAAGCCGAAAAAAAATAGAAGAAAGTCTGCCGCCTGATGCGGTGGACTTTGTCTATTATCTGGCCTACATGCTCGGCTATGCCAACCCGTGGAAGATGCTGGAAGAAATCTCCCCCGCACAATTGGAAACGTGGTCTCGCTGGCTAAGCGATAACCTGGAGCGCCTGCGATGGCACAGCAGGATCTGGTAATCAACGTTCTGGCGCAAGTAGCCGACGCCGTTCGCGACCTGCGGAAGGTGGAGGAACAGACCAAGCGCGTCGCCGAATCGACGCGGATGTGGACGGCCATTTCCGCGGGGATCCAGGCGGTTACAGCGGCCTATAACGCCGTCTCAGGCGCGATCAGTATGGTACTCGAGCGCGTGAAGGAACTGTACAACCTCTGGGATACGGAGCGCCGCGCCAGAATTCAATTGCAGGCCGCCATTCAATCCAGCAATCTCGCCTTCGGAGAGTCTTACCGAATTCTCTTCGATTACGCGAACGCCTTGCAGGCCGTTACGAATTACGGAAACGAAGCCATCATGCCGGTGGAGGCGTTCTTTGTGCGCACCGGCATGGGAATCCCGGAGGTTCAGCGTGCAACCAAGGCCACACTCGATCTAGCCGCGGCCACCGGCATGGATCTCTCTGAGGCCATGAGAAAGGTGGCCAGGTTCATCGAAGATCCGAACGCGGCCATCGGCAGGTTGCTTTCTTCAGGTGTTGCGTTCACAGAACAGCAGAAGGAACTCATCGCACAACTGGAAGGCACCGCCGACGCTGGCCAGAAGACGCAACTGGCGCTTCAGATTCTGGAGCAATCCTACGGCGGGATGGCCGAGAACATGGTGGACCCGACCAAGCAGGCTCAGAACGCATGGGGAGACTTGCAAGAGGAGCTCGGCAAAGGCTTCTGGGCTGCCGCACGGGCCGGTGCTCAGATGCTGCTGGAGGCCATCAATGCCCTAACCGGTTCGATGGGAGACGGCAAGGCTGTAGCCCAGGCTGTCGTCGACGTCTTGACGGCCGTAATGGCTATCGGCGAGGGCGTTGTGAAGGTCATCCAGGGCATTCTGGCTGTCATCGAATATGTCATCAGCGTCATTGCCAGGGCCATCTCCTACATTCCATTCCTGTCGAAGAGTACCAAGGACAGCATTCGCAGCTTCGCCGACGAGACCAAGCGGTACGCCGATTCCAACTTGAAGTCTTTTACCGGCATCTTCGACCTCAGCAGCTACAAGGCCATGCAGTTTAATCTCAAGGCCTCCGACATCATCAACAGCATGGACCAGGTCGGGCAGGCTGGCAAGAAGGCCGGGGACTTGTTTGCCGAGGGCATGGACGACGCCGCCAAGGCCAGCCAGAAGGTCCAGGAGCAGCTGGAAAAGATTCGCGAGGATGTCGAGACCTTTGGCATGAGCGACATCGACAAAAAGCTCTATGAGCTTCGCAAGATGGGTGCCAGTGAAGAGGAGCTCCGGCAGGCCAAGGAGATGCTGGAGACGATCGAGAGAATCAAGAAGGAACGCGAAGCGACCGAGGAGAAGCAGCGGGAGGCGAAGAAGATCATCGATGAGATCAAAAGCGATGAAGAGAAACTCATCGAAGACGTTCGCAAGGCACGCGAACTTTACGAAGGTGGATTCCTAACCGGGGAACAATACCGCACCTATCTGGAGAAGAAGAAAGGCGCGCTGGTTCCAAAAGAAGAGACGTTCCAGAAGTTCTACGCGGAAGCGATTGCCGCCGGGCCTGGTTCTTTCTCTCAGATTTTGTCTTCCATTGAGTCTTTCCGCAGGATGGAGCAACAACCGCAGAAGGAGACTGCGCGAAACACACANCGCATGGTACAGCAGCTTGACGAGCTGCTGGCCGCCGTGAAAGGCAGTGAACAAGAGGTGCTGATGTGAGCGCAGGAGTCGCCGAA